TTGCCCAATGGCTCCCCAGTCATTTTCACTAACAGTGGTTATCCGGCTGCGTTACCTACTGGCTTGTCTCCCGGAACAATTTACTACGTCATTAACGCTAGTGGTAATACATTTAACCTAGCGGCGACTGTGGGCGGTGCGGCTATTACCACAACTGGAACCCAGTCAGGCGATCACTACATCATGCCTAACGGTGTAAATATTGTAAGTCTTGCAAGTGCATCAGACTGTCCAACCATCCAGAACTTTGTCTTTGTATCTGACATTAGCAGGTTTGTATTTGCGTTTGGCTGTAATGATTACGGATCAGCCACTCAGAACCCCATGTTAATTCGCTGGTCGGATCAAGAATCTGTGGTCAACTGGACACCCTCTGCTACCAATCAAGCAGGTAGTGTTACGTTGTCCCACGGCTCAAGCATCGTAACTGCCGTTCAAACCCGCCAAGAGATTTTGGTGTGGACGGACTCTGCCATCTATTCTCTCCAGTACATTGGCCCGCCAGTGGTTTGGTCTAGCCAATTAATGGGAGATAACATCTCTATTCTTGGTCAGAACGCAGCTACCCAAGCTTCCGGTGTTGTGTATTGGATGGGCGTGGATAAGTTCTATCTGTACGATGGTCGATTACAAACACTGCCATGCGATCTACGCAGGTATGTTTATCAGGACATTAACCTCCAACAGAACCAACAGGTTTTTGCCAGCACCAACGAAGGCTTTAATGAAGTCTGGTGGTTCTACTGCTCCGCTGGTAGCTTAACCGTAGATCGTTATGTGGTGTACAACTACCTTGAAAAGGTTTGGTACTACGGCACGATGGAGCGTACGGCTTGGCTGGATTCCGGCTTGCGTGATTACCCCATTGCCGCTACATACAACTACAACTTGGTCAATCAAGAGTTTGGTTTGGACAATAACGAGACTGGTACGCCAGCAGGTATTGAGGCTTACATCTCATCTGCCGAGTTTGACATTGAAGATGGTGAGCATTTAGGCTTTGTCTGGAGAATGCTTCCTGACTTGACGTTCTCAGGATCAGACGCTTCTCCAACTCCGCAAGTTACGTACACTTTGTATCCCATGCAGAACTCAGGTTCAGGCACAGGCACGGCAGTAACTGCTGGCGTTAGCAAATTAACTGGCGCATCCTACACGGTGACTGAAGGCTTTACGGGGCAAGTCAACACACGGATTCGTGGTCGCCAGCTTATCCTCAAGGTTAGTTCTAGCAATCTAGGAACAGCTTGGCAGCTTGGCGCTACCCGTATTGACATTAGACCGGACGGTAGACGATGAGCTTTATCATTACGTCAGATTTTGAACTTAACAAGGTAGCCGCGCCTAATATGCCTCTACCACCGTTAGAGTACGACCGTGTCTATTTTGACCAGATGCTTAACATCTTGCGCTTGTACTTTAACCGGATAGACGCTTTGACCACGCAGTTAATGGCTTCTGGCGTAATGCCTCCTTTGACTAACTACACTGTGGCAACGTTGCCAAGTGCGGTTACTTCGGGCAAAGGTGCAAGGTCTTTTGTAACGGATGCTTTAGGCCCTACATTTGGGGCTACCGTGGTGACTGGCGGGGCTGTTGCTGTGCCTGTTTACTCTGACGGAACTAATTGGAAGGTCGGATAATGGCTATTGATTATTTTGCACAACAATTTGGCGAGGACGTATATGAAAATACGACACCAGCACCAGCATTTACAGACGCTCAAATAAAAGAATATGTAACAGCAAACATAGGTAATCCACAGGCTATTGCTGACGCAGCTCAACAATACGGCGTATCGGCTGCAGATCTGTCGCGCGCTACTGGATATGACGCTGGGACTGTTGGTAGCTACTTTAGTAATGCCGGTATTGATTTTGGTCAGCCAGCCCCTTTAGCGCCTGTAGCGGCACCTGTAGAAGCACCTGTAGATTATTACGCGCAACAGTTTCAGCCAGATTCATATTCCAACTATGAGCCGGCTATTAAGCCACCAGCACAACAAACATATCAGCCAGCCTACGAGCCACCCCCTCCGCCCCCACCTCCTCCGGTAGTCCAGCCGCCAACTGGTATTGCGTCTTTACCTCCGCAACAACCTGTTGTTCAACCCATAGTGCAACCAATAACGCAACCGCCTGTTGTGCCGGTTCCTCCTGTGCCGCCAACTGTAGTGCCACCGGTTCAAAGTCGTAACGACCTTATTCAAAGCTACGTTTCAAACATCCTTGGTAATAAGGATATGACGCAGTTTGAAAAGACTAATAACATCATGGAGGCAGCTCAGAAGAACAGCGTCACCACCAAAGAGCTCCAAGACTTGTACGGCAAAGACACTGTAGACAAGTACCTAAAGGACTACGGCACCGAGATGAAGGGGTACATCACCTCTACTCTGGCTGATAAAACCAAGTCAGATTTTGATAAGGTGGCTGTAATCAATCAGGCCGCCAACAAGTACGGTCTGGATGCCAACGAGATTGCCCAGTATTCAGGCTTGAATAAGAAGGGCGTGGATCAAATGTTCACGGCCTTTGACACTGGTCTGGCCGGCATCGTTAAAAATCTTTCAGCACCAACAGTTAGCGACTTAGACAAGACCAAAGGCGCTTTATCTCTTCAGGCTAAGTATGGCATCTCTGATGACCAGCTGGCCAAGGCTATTGGTGGGAACATCACTGGTAAGGACGTAGCCGCATATCTTGAGCCCGTCAAAACCTTTGGCACCAAGCTTCAAGACATAACAGGCGATCAGACCAAGACTGCCTCAGACATTCAGACGTTCCTTGATAAAGCCAAGAAAGATCCGCGCATTGAAGGTTTGTACGGATTGGCCATTGATAAAGTACAAAAGGCTGTGCCAGTTCTTGGCCTGCGTGACTCTATTTCTGGTAATGGTTCTCCAGAACAACTGACTAAAGGCTACACAGACTTTGTGGCCGCTGTTAATGCAGACCCAGCTTTGCGTGAGAAGTATGGCGCTCAAGCTGATGCCATTGATCAAGTGGCCAAGATGTCTCAGCGTATTGCTGATGAGAAGTTTGGCGGCAAACTGCAGCCGCATATGTTCCAGACGTTTATTGGCCTTGACCAAAAGACTTTGGCTGACGTTCCTAAACAGCTTGAAGTTACTAAACCAGAGACTAAGAGCTATACAGACAATGAAGGTCAGACTCAGACTTATACAGTCCCCGGTCAAGTTAAGGACACTAAAGGTTTAGAGCCCGTGTACTTTACCACTGGTAGTGGCGATGATCAGTCGCAACAGTTAGTTGGCTATACCAAGCCGGTTAAAACGTCAGCTGGTGTAACTGTTGATGCTCAATACGATGCAAATGGCACCCTAACAGGCTACCGTGGCAGAGATGAAGACAAAGTCTGGCCAAAGCACAGGGTTGGTATTTCAGGCCAGTGGGATGCCAATGGTAAAGCTTCACCTGTAACAAGGGTAGAGTCACCTGGTGTTCTTAAAGGTATGATTCAGGACGTGGCAGCTCTTGGCCCAGTTGGTCAGCTGGCAATTGCGTTTGCTACAAGCGGTTTGGGCTCTCTTGCGGCTGGTGCTTTAACTCCAACTTTAGGTGCAACTGCGGCAAAAGTTGTCAGTTCTGGTCTTATAAACGGGGCTATGGCCGAAATGGGTGGCGGTCAGTTTGGCAAGGGATTCTTGACTGGCGCTGCTGGCGCTGGAACAAATGTACTAGCTCAAAACTATATGCCAACAATTAATACTGGCAGTGCTTTTGCAGATCAGTATTTAACCAAAGCGCTTCCAAACCTTGCTACATCTACAATAGGTGCCGCACTTAATAAGCAAGATATAGGTCAAGCCGGCATATCTTCGTTGTTAAATACGGGCACAAACATGGCCACAAGTAGCTTGATTAACAGTGCCATGCCCGATACACTGACGCCTGAAATGCAAAAGATGTTTACAGGGGTAAGTGGACAGCTTTTGTCAAGCCTATTACAAGATAAACCAATAGACTTACAGAAGTCTATTTTGAGCACAATTATGCAAAACGCGATGAGTCCATCAAAGACCACCGCCAAGGAAAAGGGGTAAGCCATGGGTGATTTTTCTTTTGAAGACTTTAACTTTGGTAGCGGCAACGAAGAGTATGACTTTTCCGGTTTAGATGAAATTGGACTTGGGACTGACGTACAAGAATTAGACTTGTCTAGTTTGTTTAGCAACTCTGATGGCCAAGGAGTTGACTTTAGCGGCCTTGATAATTTGGACATTACCAACCTTTTAAGTGGTAGCGAAAACTTTATGCCGGGTGATTTTGGCCGTAGTCTTGCTGATGAGTTGGCCAGCACATCGCTAAGTACTGGAAGGGCATCAACGCTATTTTCTGACGATGGCGGATTTAGCATGAATGCTCTTTTTCGCAATGCCGCTGATGTATCTAAGTTATTAAATTCCGAAGGTGGTGAAGGTTCTTTAAACAAAAGCCTTTCTTCTACCGAAAAAGATACTTCCGGCGGCACTGGTCTTAAAGCTACAGGCCGAGGC